GTGATACGTAACCAAACCTTCTCTAGCTTTTAGCATCCTAAAGGCAACTTCAGGACCTATAAGCCATGGCTCTCACTCACAGAACGCCAGTAGAGGAGGTAATCGCCCGTTCACATCCGAGGAACAATCTCGAGTGTCCTCCACCGCAGTCATTTCATTAACAGAGGTAGAAAAGAGTAAACACCGTTTATTCTCCTTCGCTCTCCCTGACTTGGCTAAGGAGCGTCTTTCAGGCGCAGGAATATACTTGAGCCCCTACTCTTATCAGGTACATAGCCATCCTTGTTGTAAAACCTTAGAAAATAATATTTTGTACAATGTCCTGCCTAGTTATTTGGATAATTCTTTTTATATGGTTAGCATTAAGAAAAATAAGGTTGACTTCCTCAAGCAACGCCATAAGGATCTCCAACTTATCGAGTGCATCAACAGATATGTTACCAGTTTGGATAAGGTGAGGTACGGTAGTGAATTTCACATTAGTCCAAGTAAGAAGAATCCACACTTCAACTGTGCACGCAAGGTTGGATTTGAAAATGATCCCTCGATAAAGGACCTGCTACCTCAGTGTGTTTCAGATTCTTCTAGGCGCTTTTTCCTTCACGATGAGATTCACTATTGGAGTAAGGAAGCCCTTATAAATTTCCTAGTTTCCGTTCAACCAGAGATGATCCTTGCTACAGTTGTCTACCCTCCTGAAATTTTGGCTGGAGCCAAAGAAAGCTTAAACCCATGGTGCTACAAGTTCCAAATCAATGGGGATGACCTCATTTATGCACCAGATGGCTGCATGCAGGAGGCTTACATTCAACCTCTCTCTGGATGTTACCTGCTAAAGACTAGTGGGATTGAACTACCTGATGGCAGTTTTTACTCTCTTGATTTGGTGAAGAGCACCTTTTCTCATCACTTAATATGCATCACGAAAGGGAAACTCATTAATCAAAAAATGAGACCTTTCAGCGGCTTTGAGGCCACCTCCTCAAAGGGTATTTCTCCTTTGATGCGTAAGGTTGGTTCCTGTTTCCCTATACATCCAAATTTGATCCTCAGAATATATCGCTATTTGAGGACGCTGAAGAAGCCTGATCTCCAATCATCCATGGCAAAACTCAGTCAGGTTCTTCCAAATCCCACTGGGCCAGAAATTAAGTTCTTTGAGGAGTTTTCAAAGTTGTTACTCAACTGTGAGACTGTGAATACAAAGCTTCTTCCAAATGTTTGGAAGCTCATATCTAATTTCTTCATAGGCCTATTCCCTGACTCAGTTGCCAGAAACTTCAAAGTGTTTCAGCAGATGAGTCTTGACAACTTCATTTCTGAGATGGAGGAGTTCAACTTCTCAGTTCAAACCTCAACCATCTCCTTATCCTGGCTAGATGACATTCGATTCGTTGATCTCAATTTTGACATCAAGCCAGTTGACATTGATCTCATGTTTCAAAAGGGTTGGGGTCTTGTGAAAGAAGTTACTATTTTGGAGAGGTCAAGGGAGCCTTACAGTTTTTACAAGTTTGACAGCTATGACGCCCAGTTCACTTCCCTTGTTCCTTCCACCAATTTTGAGGGTTTTGCAAAGGCTCTTATTTCCTACATCATTAGGTCCTTCAAGCCCCTACTGCCATGCAGTTGGTATTTTGAAAATGTTCGAGACATGGCAATTGGTGTTCTAGTTAAGGGTGGTCTTGGGAAGAGTGTCTCAATAAGCTGCTTCACAGCTGATCTGAGAGCGCTGTTTGATAGCTCTGTTAAGCCCAAACTACATCAGCCTCCACCTCTCATCTTTTGGGAAGTAAGTGTTCTCTGGTTTTTCAAAAGGAATCGTATTAATTGTCACTTTCTCAGAGAATACAGTGAGGATTACTGCAGGGCAGATTTTAGATCATTCAAAATCTTTAAAAGCAGAAAGTTTCTCAATGAGGTATCCAATGGGTCAAAGCTGCTGAATCACTGCACAAGTCCAATCTTCTTCGGACTCGAAAGTTCCTCCACTTTGAGCACCATTACTGATGAGGTGCCCATTCCATGCACGCCAAAGTCTGTCACTCCTGATGCCTTGAGTGATTCAAATTTTCCAACTTTCATTCATAGTTGTGGAAACCTCAGATGCGCAAAGTTAAGATCCGATTGCACTGCCATACCACTTAATCTAGATTTCCCTGATAAAATTAACAATACCAGAGTTGCCTGCTTTTATTCACGCAGAGGTGATGGCTATTCCTACACAGGTTTTAGCCACAAGTCCATGGGGTGGCCTGATTTTCTTGACAAGTTTCTTCTGGATAATCAAATTGCACTTGAGAATTATGATCACTGTCTGGTTCAAAAGTACTCTCAGGGGGCAGCACTGGGCTGGCATTCTGACAATGAGGATTGCTATGATCTGGATCATCAGATCCTCACAGTGAATTTGTGTGGTGAGGCTAAATTTGCTGTCAAGTGTGGTGCTGGGTCCGATCAGGTTGATCTTCTCCCATGGGATGCATTCATAATGCCCCATGGCTTTCAGGTTAGCCACAAGCATTGCATCCTTGATACTTCAGAAGGCCGAGTCTCCTTGACATTTAGGAAAAGCAAAGCCTGCTTAAATGGGATTTCACGAACTCTTGTTCAAGGCGCCCAAGGACCTGGCATCCCCACCCCAAGTGACGCATCCCATAGTCTTGCTCATGATCTCCAGGTTGATGTAGATGGTTCAGTTGTTGAGTTAATAAGAGGTAAGGTTGGAGGCAAATTTGGCAAGGGTTATCAATCTGACTTGTGCTGCTGCAATATGAGTTGGGCCACAGATGAGGATGAACCCATCTTAGAGACCCTAAGAAGTTTGTCTTTTGCTTGCGGATTCAGCAATGTTGATAGAGTCTTGATATCTGATGTTAATTCAATTACAACCCTGTCTAGTCTCCTGGAGGTAGAAATGGGCACACTTTGGTGTATCTCAGGCTTTATTCTAGTTAAAAGTGAAGGGGGTGAGGTCAAGATTGGCGAAATGATGGCCTCAAAGTTCATGAAAATGAGCATCATTGGATGGAGCAAGGACTTTCTCTCACTTTTCTTTTACAAGCCAAGATTGGGAAAGGGCATGCAGTTGCGGACGCATAATGAGGAATGTGAGCTCAGTGATTTTACTGAGCAACTCTTTGGTTGCACAGTTAGGCTGAGCCGCAAATTCAATCCAGATGAGTTTCATGTCTTTGATGTTCCAGGGGATGGGAATTGCTTCTGGCATTCAGTTGGTCCACTAATTGGGGTTGATGGTATCTTGTTGAAGGGCATCCTTAGAGAGCGCTGTGGACGAAATGGAATCACGCACAAGGAGCTCTTAAGGCAAATGTCAGGGGATACCTGGGCCGAGCGTGAGGCAGTGGCATTCTTTTGCTCTGAATATAGCATTCAACTCCATGTCCTATCCATTTCAGAGGGCGTCACATGGATCTTCAAGCCTGCAAAGGTGGTTAAGTCATCCACTCTCAAGTGCCAGGATAATCATTTTATGCCATGCCTACCTGTTAATGGTTGTGTGGTTAGGGCAATTGCATCAGCCCTAGGCAGGAGAGAGATAGATGTTCTTGCAGTTTTAGGCAAGCCTGAGCATAGGGATCTCTATGAGGATGCTTGTTCTGGAAATGGCTTCTGCGTTTATGACCTGGAAAGGCTATTTGAGATATTCTCAATCAGAGCAAGGCTTGATCATCAGGGGAGCTTAATCTGTCTCAATGAGGATGGGAAGATATCTGCAGAGTTTTCCTTGGAAAAGGAGCATCTGATTCACTTGAAAGAGTTGTCCCTCAAGAAGTTCAGCCCCGTCATAAGTGATCTCCATACAGTTAGCAAGAGTGCACTGAAACTTCTAATGATTAATGGATCAGAGATCTCTTATTCCCCTTCCATGGATAGAGCTCAAACACTTGCCAATAGCCTCCATGCTGGTACAACTGGAGTGATGTGTGCTGAAACTTACAACTCTAGGAGGCACATTATGGATGGACTTGAGGCAAACATTGCTGAGCGTAAACTGTGCACCATCATTGGTACCTTTGGATGTGGTAAGAGCACTCTATTTAAGAAGTTCATATCAAAATCACCAGGAAAAGCTATAACTTTTGTTTCCCCTAGAAGATCCCTTGCTGATGAAATCAAATGCGACATAGGTTTGACTGGTGCAAATAAGAAGATTGGTAAAGGGAAAGATCTGAAAAATGTTCGTGTGCTCACCTTTGAGCTGTTTCTTATGGGAATAGCTTCCATTAAGAAGGGGCACACGGTGATCATTGATGAGATTCAGCTCTTCCCTCCTGGTTATCTTGATCTCATTCTGGTCTGCACTAGCTCTGACATCAACCTTGTTCTTGCTGGAGATCCCTGCCAAAGTGACTACGATAGCAAGGATGATCGTCACCTTTTTGCCAATTCTGATTCTGACATCATCCACATTTTGAATGGTAAGAGCTACCGGTACAATATACTGAGTCAGAGGTTTAGGAATCCTGTCTTTTCCTCTCGGTTACCCTGCTCAATTTGTCCCAAGCGTCTGACCATGGACGAGGAGGAGTACACTCTTTGGGACTCAATCACGCAGTTTGAGCTTGCTGGTGGCAAAAATTTCCCTGTTGTCCTTGTCTCAAGCTTTGAGGAGAAGAAGGTTGTTGCTGCACACCTAGGATTGAAAATGAAGTGCCTAACTTTTGGGGAGTCAACTGGTCTAAATTTTCAAAAAGGAGCAATCTTTGTATCTTATGAAAGCTCTCTAACAAGTGAAAGGAGATGGTTAACTGCTCTCTCTCGGTTTAGCCATGAAATCCACTTCATTAATGGTTTAAGCATTGAGTGGAGCAATGTTATGTCTCTCTTTCATGGTAAAGCCCTGAACAAGTTCTTTTCAAAGCGAGCTAGCCATGATGATGTAGTTGATCTCCTTCCCGGAAAGCCTGAATTTATTGAGGGTTTCCAAGTGAATATTGGCAGGGATGAAGAGGTACGCGAGCCTAAATTAAGTGGTGATCCCTGGCTCAAAACTGCTATATTTTTGGGTCAGCAGCCAGACATTGAGGAGGAGGAAATGGCTGAAGAAATAATTCAGGAAGATTGGTTCAAAACGCACATTCCAGTTTTTCCTCTTGAGGCTGTTAGGGCAAGGTGGGTGCATAAAATACTTGCAAAGGAAGCTAGAGAGTTTAGGGTTGGTCATGAGGTGACTGAGCAATTTATCGACGAACATAGCAAAAATCCAGGCAAACAGATCACCAACGCAGCTGAAAGGTACGAAACTATTTATCCGAGGCATAAGGGCACCGACTCTGTCACGTTCCTAATGGCTGTTAAGAAAAGGCTCTCTTTCTCCCAACCAAGTATTGAAAGTGCTAAATTAAGGAGAGCTATGCCATTCGGCAAATTCCTTTTGCAGACCTTCCTAAAGTATATACCTCTTTGCGGTAAGCATGATAGCGATCTCATGTCAAAAGCTGTCAATGATTTTGAAGAGAAGAAACTCAGCAAGAGTGCTGCAACCATTGAAAACCATTCAGGGCGTTCTAGCAGGGATTGGCCAGTCGACAAAGCACTAATTTTCATGAAATCCCAACTCTGCACTAAGTTTGACAATCGGTTTCGAAGTGCAAAGGCTGGGCAAACCTTGGCTTGTTTTCAGCACTCTGTCTTGTGTAGGTTTGCCCCCTACATGAGGTATATTGAGGCCAAGCTTTTCAATGCACTCCCAGACAGATTCTACATCCATTCAGGTAAGAATATTGATGACCTCGGGAACTGGGTTAAGAAGCAAAATTTTTCAGGTGAGTGTACTGAATCAGACTATGAGGCCTTTGATGCTTCTCAAGATCACTTCATCCTTGCATTTGAAATAGAAATTATGAGGCACCTTGGACTCCCTGAGGGTTTGATCAATGATTACATATTCATTAAGTGCAATCTTGGCTCCAAGTTAGGTTCTTTTGCAATAATGAGGTTCACTGGTGAGGCTAGCACATTTCTTTTCAACACCATGGCTAATATGCTCTTTACGTTTCTTCGTTATGAGCTTAGTGGTCATGAAAGCATTAGCTTCGCCGGTGATGACATGTGTGCAAACAGGAGGCTTAGGGTCCGATCAACCTACAAGTCGTTCCTTGAAAAGATCAGGCTCAAGGCAAAGGTCCAATTTACGAATTTCCCAACTTTCTGTGGCTGGGGCCTGTGTCCTGAGGGGGTTTTCAAAAAACCAGATTTGGTGCTGGAGAGGCTTCAGATTGCTGTTGAAACAAACAACCTCCAGAATTGCATTGACAATTATGCAATTGAGGTTTCATATGCTTACTCCATGGGGGAGTCACTTTCCAAGTACTTGAGTGAAGAAGAAATGGATGCACACTACAACTGTGTGAGGTTCATTGTTAAGCACTCCCACCTTCTAAAATGTTCTGTTTCTGATCTCTTTAGATCAATTTAAAACTTTTAATTTCAAGCTGTTAGGTTTAGCGTAGGTAGTGTGAATGTTATGGATACAGTTGTTAGTCTACTTTTTGAGTACGGCTTTGAGAGAACCTCAGTTCCAATTGAAGATAAATTAATAGTTCACGCAGTTCCTGGATCTGGCAAAACTACCCTGATCAGAGAGGCACTCAATCGCAACTTGGGAATCGAGGCTTTCTCCTTTGGTGAACCTGATCTTCCAAACATCTGGGGTCGTTACATAAAGAAGGCCATTTCTGGTCAGAAAGGCACAGGAAGTTTTTGCATACTCGACGAGTACCTTTCTGGTGAATTCGGCACAGGGTTCGACTGCTTTTTCTCAGACCCTCATCAGAATTCCGGAGATTGTGCGCCTGCTCACTTTGTCGGTAGGAGTTCACAACGCTTTGGAAGAAATACTGCAGGGTTACTTCAGAGTCTCGGTTACAGCGTGAATAGTGCCAAGGACGACGAACTCATCTTTGAGAACGTCTTCAGAGCTGAGCTTGAGGGGGCTGTCATTTGTGTGGAGAAAAACGTTGAAGACTTCCTCCGCTGGAACCATTGTGAGTACAGACTTCCTTGCCAGGTTCGTGGTTCAACTTTTGAGGTTGTCACTTTCATTCATGAGCTTCCACTTGATCAGCTGGTTGGGCCTGACCTATACATTGCACTCACTAGGCACTCAAAGAAAATTCAGATTCTGACCAATTGATCAATGCCTCTTGCACAGCCCCCTGATTTCTCAAAGTCTGTATTCCCTTTAGCCATAGGTCTTGCTGTTGGTATCGTGATCTTTGCTTTGACTCGCAGTACGCTCCCTCATGCTGGTGACAACATTCATCATCTGCCCCATGGTGGAAGTTATGTTGATGGCACTAAGAAAATCAATTACTGCGGTCCAAAGGAGAGTTTCCCGACTCCTGGTGTCTTAGGTCTTAAGTTTTATGCTTTCTGTCTTGCTTGCTGCATTTTAGCTTACCTTCATGCAACCTTTAGAGGTAATAATAGCAGTGTTCGCTGCCCTACTTGCATTAATAATCCTCAACATTGTGTTCGGAGCTAACTCTTGTGATCCTTGCCAAATCATCATTACAGGTGAATCAGTGAAGGTTTTCAACTGCAATCTTTCGCCTGAATTTCTTGAAGTTCTTAAGGGTCTTAAACCTTATCACCATCCAACACTTTGAAGGTTTAGTGCAATCTGTTAGGTTTAGATTATGTGATGTGAATATTATATAGTGTGTATGAACTCTTGTCTAATTTGCTTATATTTGATCGCAATTCTGCTTTTGTACCATTCATGGCCACCACTGCTGCTGCTACTGCTTCTGCTACTGTTCAGCCTACTACTCAACAGGAGGTTACTGCTGGTCTGCAGTCAACAACGAGCTCTACTTTCCCTACAGTCACACCAGTCGAGACCCCTGCCCGCGTTGCAACCACAAGATCAGATCCAGTTACTTCTGGATATTCTCTCGGAAATGTTACGGCAGCATTGACCAGGCCAACTGGTTCGCTACCTATCACCGTGGGTCTTGGGGCACTTAATCTGGGGGATGGAGGTGCGGTTGCGGTTGGAGGAGTCACTGCAACTACCACTCCTGCTGCTGCCACTGTGCCAATGGGACGTACTGAATCTATGGAGTGGTTTAACAGAACGTACAACAATCCTGCATCATCAGCCCCTTTTGCTTTTGGGGTTCAGCCTGGAACAAATCTCGGAGTTCCTACCCAACTTGGAAGCTCCACTGGGCCAGTGAGAAGACCCAGGCAGAAGTTCACCCTTAAGCCGATAAACAGGCCAGAGTCATCCGTTGTTGGTAGTGGCATGAGTAAAAGGTTAAGCATAAGGGATCTGGCTGCCATAGATTACAAGCCTCAGGCAGGTTCTGTTGCCAGTGAGGAAAAGATCAGTCAGATTGGGTTGGAGTTCACCAAGATTGGGCTCAGCTCCGACCAGTTGACAGAGGTAGGGGTCTTCATTGCCAGGCATTGTGCTGACGTCGGTTCATCCAATCAGTCAAGGCTAATTGGGACATTTCCTGGTAGTGATGTCGAGCTTGAGGAGCTTGCTACAATCATTAAGAGTACAGCTGGTTGCACTTTGCGACAGTTCTGCGCTTACTATGCCAAGATGGTTTGGAACCTCATGCTGGAAACACAGACCCCACCTGCCATTTGGTCAAGCAAGGGCTATAGGGATGAAAATAAGTATGCAGCTTTTGACTTCTTCTATGGAGTTGATAGTTCTGCTGCTCTCGAACCTGTTGACGGAATCATCAGGAAACCGACTAATTCAGAGAGAGTGGCGAATGAAACAATGAAGGAGGCGATGTCCTTCAGAGCTGCTGCTAGGGATGGAACTCAGAGTACCAACATTGGTGAAATTACTGGTGGTAAAGCTGGACCGAAGCCAAGACTTACGATCAAGCAATAAATATCTTTAAAATAACTTATATAGGTTTATGCTTTCCTTAAATAAAGTTGCTCAGACTTAACTTGAGCGGGTTGTGTGTATTAATTACGCATTTCCTTATTTTGGCTTTAATATATTTTCC